TGCTAAACTAGCAGAAATAAAAGGCACTATCTGTAACAAATGCTATGCAGGTAAAGGTTGTTATGTGTTCCCTGTTGTCAAAGCTATGTATGAAAAAAGATATCAAGCTATCGAGATGGTAGAGTGGGTAGATTATATGGCAGAACTTATTACACAGAAATATAAAAACAAAAAAGAAAAAGATAGATATCACAGATGGTTTGATTCTGGTGATGTTCAATCTTATGCACATCTTATGAAAATATTTGAGGTATGTGAACTTACACCACATATAAGATATTGGTTAGCTACTAGAGAATACCAGATTATAGATCAGATTAAAGAAGAAGATGTACCAAAGAATTTATGCCTACGAGTATCAACTACTAAAGTAGATAGTCCACCACCTAAGTTTTGGAAATGGACATCTGGTGTGCATAAAGATAATAAAGCAATAGGTAGAGAATGTCCTGCTTACAAACAAGATGGTGAGTGTGGTAGTTGTCGTGCCTGTTGGAGTCGTAAAGTTAAACAAGTAAGTTACAAGGAGCATTGATGGAAATAAATGATGAAAGAATAAAAGAGTGGGTTGAAAAATGTCCAGAGCATGATAACGAATTATTACATAGTGATGATAATGGTATAGTAATAGTTGTAAGATTTAATAATGAAAAGGAGGAAGAATGATAGACTATAAATTTATAACACAAGGTAAAGCACAAGATATAAAAGCAATGAGTTTAAAAAAAGCTATGCGTTCATTTCAATCAAAAGCAGGTGATGCAAAAGTAGTGTATGTAGAATGGCAAAGCCGTAAAGGTAATGTTAGTTACTACACATACAATCTTCCATACAAATTTAGAAAAGAAAGAAAAGGTAGATAATGATTATAAAAGATGTAGTATTAAAACTAGAAGATCATATTAAAAGTATAGGTGGTACGATAGATGAGTCCACAGCTTATATGGATAACTATTGCCACAAGATTACTTTTAAAATAAATGAAAAAGAATATACTGTTGACTTAACAGATTTAGATATAGTGAATACATTTAATGTTTGAATTTAAACACCCAAACTATTATAAAAAAATAAAAAAAGAAAATCGCTTGACAAATCAAGACAACTATGATAAGGGAATAGAAGATGAAAAAATACAAAGTAAGAGTAACAGGACTAGGAATAGAAGCAACAGCGATAATACCATTCGAGGTAGAACCAACAAACGAACAAGTAGAAAATAAATTAGCTGAGTATTTAAATCATAATCTCATGAAGATTGAGCCAGATGATTTCTATGCAACCGATAGGTATTCCATAACATACGAGGAATTACCGATTGAATTATAAACAGCAACTTGCAGTGGTGCAGGGTTTATCTATCCAAGCAGATACACAAACAAGAATGGATTGTCCATTCTGTAATGGTAGAAATACATTCTCTGTAGATACAACAGATAACAAATTAAGTTGGTATTGCTTTCATGCTTCTTGTAGTGCTAAAGGTAAAAAAGAAGGAGAAAAAAATATGCAATATGTAGAACGAGTCTTTCATGGTAATAAAGAATTACACATAGAAGATATTAATTTTAAAATACCAGATAGCTTTCAATCAATATACTCAAATGAAAAAGCTATGCGTTGGTTATCTAATAACAACTGTTGGGAGTCTTGGTCTTGGGGTAGAGCAGATTTTAAATATGATGTAAAACAAGATAGGGTTGTGTTCTTAGTTAAGAACAGGGTATCACATAAAATAGTAGGTGCAGTAGGTAGAGCATTAAATAAAAATGATTTTCCTAAATGGTATATGTATGGTAATAAAGATGTGCCATTTAAATGTGGTGATTGTGAAGACTCTGTAATTGTAGAGGATTGTCCATCAGCTTGTGCAGTATCTAATATACTTACAGGTATTGCAATCATGGGTACTAAATTAAAAGATATACAGAAGTCACACTTGAAACCATATAAAAATTTATATATATGTTTAGATAGAGATGCTACAACAAAAGCATATGACATGGCAAAAGATTTAAGATCATCTGGATTTGATAATGTAATTGTTAAACCATTAGAAGATGACTTAAAATACTATAACACAGAACAGGTAAGGGAGATATTTTATGATAGAAAAACAAATGATTAGGCTTATGCTTAATAAAAAATTTTACACACAGTACAAAGGTATACTATCTCCAACAGTATTTGCAGGAGATATAAGTTCTTTGTATGATACAATACAAAAAGCACACGAAAAGTATGAACAAGATATAAAAGTTGATGAGTTATATTCTTTGCATACTGCTATATTTAATCCTGCATTAACTCGTGCTGCGAAAGAAAAGTTTAGTGAGTTAGTAGAGGATATAAAAGAAGTACAAGAACCTAACAAAGAGATAGCAAAAGATATTATGCGTATCTTATCTGATAGAGATCTTGCACAAAGAATAGCTGTAGAATCTACAGAAATATTTAATGGTAAAGAAGCAAACTTTAATGAGATAACAACCATGATAGAAAAACATAAGCATGGCATTGATGAAGAAAAAGTTCCTGCAGTTACAGGTGATGTTAGTGAAGTGCTAGAAGCACTAAGTGTTACAACTAAATGGAAGTTTAATATACCTATACTAAAAGAAAAGGTAGGGGGTATTGGTGGTGGTAATCTTATGATTGCATTTGCTAGACCAGAGACAGGTAAGACAGCTTTCTGGGTTAGCTTATGTGCAGGGCCAGATGGTTTTGCAGAACAGGGTGCAAAGATACATGCATTTATAAATGAAGAACCTGCTATTCGTACACAGATGAGGGCTATATCTTGTTACACAGGTATGACTAGAGAAGAAATAGTAGATGATATACAAACAGCACAATCTTATTGGAGTGATATAAAAAATAATATAAGTATGTTTGATACAGTTGATTGGTCAATGGAAGATATAGATTCTCATTGTGAAAAACATAAACCAGATATAATAGTTATAGATCAGTTAGATAAGATAAGTGTTAGTGGTACATATGCAAGAACAGATGAAAAATTAAGACAGATATATACAAGCACAAGAGAGATTGCAAAGAGAAGAAACTGTGCTGTGATTGCTATATCTCAAGCATCTGCTGATGCACACAATAGAAATAGTATTTCATTTGACCAGATGGAAAACTCTAAAACTGGTAAAGCAGCTGAAGCTGATTTGATTATAGGTATAGGTAAAAATACTGGTGCAGATCCTTCAGATAAAAGTAGAACATTATGTATAAGTAAAAATAAAATAAATGGTTATCATGGAGAGCCTGTGTGCACCATTAGAAGGGAAATAAGTAGGTACGAAGTTTAGTGAATTGTTTGTCTGCATTCTTTGCTATATCAATGCACCTCGGATTACAGGGTGATTATAATTCATATCACCCACATGCAAGATGCCAAGTTGATAATTTAATATCTGGAGTATATTATAATAGCGAAGATAACATTAGTTTTTATACAGGTATAGAGCATAATGGATTTGAATTAGGATTGGTAACAGGGTATGACCATAATAAAATTGTACCCATGGTTAGATATAAAAAAAATAATTGGTTTGTATCACCTGCACTTGAAACAGATGGTAACATAGGTATAGTTATAGGATTAGAATTTAAAATAGAAAGGTAAATATGAAAAATAATTTAAGAATATTAAGTTTAGGTGCAGGAGTGCAAAGTTCTACTCTTGCATTAATGATTGAGAAAGGTGAGATACCTATGGTAGATGCTGCTATATTTGCAGATACTATGGGTGAGCCTAAGGCAGTTTATGATTGGTTAAATTGGTTAGAAAAACAATTATCTTATCCAGTTTACAGAGTTTCTTTTGGTAATTTAAAAGAGGATAGTTTAAATCCTAAATGGAATTTTGTAACAATACCTGTGTATACAGTTAATAATAAAACTGGTAAAAAAGGTTTACTTCGTAGGCAATGCACGTCAAATTATAAAATAAATCCTGTTAATCAAAAAGTTAGAAGGTTATTAGGTTTAGCAAAAGGTGAAAAAAGAAAGAAAGGAACTAAAGTAGAGATGATTATGGGCATATCTACTGATGAAGTGTTTAGAGTTAAAACAAATCAAATAAAATTTATAACTAATGTTTACCCATTAATAGAGAAAAAAATGAGTAGGAGTCAATGCAAAGAGTGGATGTTAAAAAATAAATACCCTAATCCACCTAGATCAGCATGTACTTTTTGCCCATTTCATAATAACAAAGAGTGGAGTGAGATAAAAAAAGGTGATCAAAAAGAATGGCAAGAAGTAATTGAGTTTGATAAAGCTATTAGAACTAATACTAAAACTGATGATAAAATATATTTGCACAGGGATTGTTTACCCATAGACCAGATAGATTTTGATAAAGATAAAGATAAAGATCAACCAGATTTATTTAACAACGAATGTGAAGGGATGTGTGGAGTATGATAACAACAGTAGACGTAGAAACATCGTGGCAAAAAACAGAGACAGGTGGGTACGATCCATCACCATTTCACCCAGATAATGTATTAGTTAGTGTAGGTATTAACGATGAGTATTACTTCACAAACCACAGTGAGAGAATAGATAGAGGTTGTGCAATTAAGATACAAGATACTTTAAATAAAACAACTTTATTAGTAGGTCACAATATAAAATTTGATTTGATGTGGTTGCTAGAGTCTGGATTTAAATATAGTGGTAGAGTATATGATACTATGCTGGGAGAGTACTTACTTAATAGAGGTGTAAGAAAAAGTTTAACTTTAGAAATGTCTTGCCGTAGAAGAAAGATAGGATCTAAAGATAGTAGTGTAAAAGAATGGATGGATAGAGGTGTATCATTTGAGAACATACCAAAAGATATTGTAGAAGAGTATGGTAAAATAGATGTACAAATAACTAGAAGACTATTTGATTCTCAGATGGCAGACTTTAGATTACCAAAGAACAAAGGTTTATTAATGACAATTAAAATGATGAATGAGTTTTTAGTTGTGCTATCAGAGATGGAAAGAAATGGTATCAATATAAATTTAGAAGACTTAACTAGTGTTGAAAAAGAATTTAGAGCAGAGTTTGCATATCTAAAACAAAAGATAGATAAGATAGTATACAAACAAATGGGTGATACTAAAATTAATTTATCTAGTCCAGAACAATTATCTTGGTTAATATATTCTATGAAGCCTAAAGATAAAAAAGAATGGGCTAAAATATTTAATGTAGGTATAGATAAAAGCACAGGTAAAAATAAAAGAAGACCAAACTATTCAAGGCAACAGTTTAGAAATTTAGTTTCAGATAATACAGAAGTAATACATAGAACTGTAGCAGAACAGTGTGTGCATTGTAAAGGTAAGGGTGTAATTAAAAGAATAAAAAAAGATGGTAGTCCATTTAAAAATTATACTAAGTGTCCAGAGTGTGATGGTGAAGGGTATATCTATACACCTATGGCTAAGATAGCAGGGTTTAGGCAAAGACCTAGAAGTGTATATGATATTGCAGAGTCTGGATTTAGAACAGATAAGATAACTTTAAATAAAATTGCAGCTGAAGCAGAGGGTGAGTTTAAAGAATTCATTGATGCAGTTGTAAGACACAATGCAGTAGATACATATCTAAATACATTTGTAGAAGGATTAAAAAGTTTTACAAATGAAAAAGGTTTCTTACATCCTAAGTTTATGCAAGCAGTTACAGCTACGGGTAGACTATCTAGTCGTGATCCTAATTTTCAAAACCAACCTAGAGGTAAAACATTTCCTATTAGAAAAGTTGTAACATCTAGATTTGACAAAGGCAGTATACTTGAGATAGACTTTGCACAGTTAGAGTTTAGAACTGCAGTTTACTTAGCACAAGATAAACAAGGTATGGAAGATATAAAAAATAAAATAGATGTTCATCAATACACTGCAGATATTATAGGTGTATCAATACAAGATGCAAAGGCACATACATTTAAACCTTTGTATGGTGGTGTAACTGGCACAGAAGATGAGAA